ACAGAAAACAAAACATACACACATAAATACCCAAAAAACATACTTGAATTTTCAAACGCAAATCAAAACGGACGAGTTCACCCAACACAAAAACCAGTCGCACTCCTAGAATACTTAATCAAAACCTACACGCTCGAAGGCGAAACGGTTTTAGATTTCACAATGGGAAGCGGAAGCACTGGGGTTGCTGCAAAAAATCTTAACCGCAATTTCATTGGGATTGAGCAAGATGATAAATATTTTGAAATAGCAAAGAATAGAATAAATGGATGAGTTATATTCTCAGACTAATTATTCTGATTTCTCTCCTAGGGTTATTCCTTACCAAAGCGCAGTTGTAGACTTCCTTGATGAGTGGGATTTCTCTACAGGTACTCCAGAGATATTATTAAGTGGTTCAGTAGGTTCAGCTAAGTCTATTCTCATGGCACACATAGCTGTCAGACATTGCTTAGAGAATCCAGGCGCTCGTGTGTGTCTTGCTCGTAAGGCTATGCCGGATTTAAAGGCGACAATATTCAAAGAGATACTTGAACACATCGCCGATGATTTTATAGAGGGTAAGCATTACTCAGTAAACAATTCTAATGCGTCTATTACTTGGTTTAATGGTAGTGAGATCATATCAAGATCATGGTCTGACAAGAAATATAAAAAGGTACGTTCACTTAAACTATCGATGGTAGTTATCGAGGAGTTAACAGAGAACAATGATGAAGATAAAGAAGCATTCGATAACTTAAAGATGCGTCTACGTCGTATTGAATCGGTTAAAGAGAATATATTCATCTGCGCTACCAATCCAGATTCACCAGCACATTTTGCTCATAAGTATTTCTTTGAGAGTGATAGTCCTAATCGAAAAGTATTTAAATCAATCACTACAGATAATCCTTTTCTGGATCCTGTATACATCGAACAGCTAAAGGCCGACCTTGATCCTAAGATGGCAAGGAGAATGCTTTACGGTGAGTGGTTAGAGATAGATGCAGACCGCGTTTATCATGCTTACAATCCAGAGAAGAACTTTGTTAACGATCTATATACGATTGATAAGAGGCAACCGATTATCCTATCGTTCGATTTCAATATCGGTCAGGGTAAGCCCATGTCATCGTGTGCATCTCAATTCGTAAATGGATCGCATCACTTCTTCGATGAGGTAGTTATTCAAGGTGCTCGAACACCTCAAGCTGCTGAGGAGTGGATTCATAAAGGCATTGTCAAACAAGGTCAAAGGATCATCATTAGGGGCGATGCGTCGGGTGAGGCTAGAGATACAAGATCGATCGTATCGGACTATGATATTTTAAAACGTGCGTTTACTAATGCTGGCGCAATCGTTGAGATGCAGGTGCCGCTCGCTAACCCTCCGATTCGTAGACGACATAACTTAATGAATGCGTATTGCCTCAATGAAGCTGGAGAGCACCGCCTATTTGTTTACAAGAATTGCAAAGTAACTCATGATGGAATGAGATTGACCGCGCTTAAAACCTCTGGTGATTATATTGAGGATGATTCAAAATCATATCAACATATCACTACAGCAATGGGTTACTCAGTAGTCTATCAGCATAACTTAATCGGTTTCCAAGGTGTAAGGAGTACATCAAGATAATGTTAAATTTATTAAATTCAAATGTGAGAAGTCAGGTACTAGAAGCATCTAACGGATATGAGAACGTAGAGCGTAAGAAAGTATCGTTTCAACAATCTGAGATTTACAAGGATCGAATCTATCAAGCTGTTAAGAGTTACCTTGAAGGGTTCTACTCTACGAACACAATCGAGAACACACCTATCGTAGCTTCTGTGAACCTTGCTAGACGTATCGTAAACAAAGAAGCATCTCTCTACACAAAAGAACCTGAGCGCATTTTCTACGGAGTTACTGATCAACAAGCTGAGATGTTGAAACAGGTTTATGATGATATGAAGATCGATACCATCATGCAGAGATTGAACCAGAACTTTAAGCTACAAGATCAAGCGCATTGCTACATTGTTCCGCGCATGGGTAAGCTGAAAGCCGTAGCGATGATGGCTCATCAATTCGATGTGGTTCCATCTAGTGCTGATCCTGAAGTGGGTGAAGTATATCTAATCAACGGATTTGACCGCGTATCAGCTAACGTAGAGGTAACTGAGTACGGCGATTCAATGAATGAGATCATTGCCGATGAGAATGATTATCAGGCTTCTAATAAAGCTATTGCATGGTGGAGTCCTAAGTTTAATTTTATAACTGATGATAAGGGGCAATTATACGCTTCTGAATCTACTGACAATCCTTTAGGTGGTGTGGTTCCATTCGTAGACATTTTCTCATGTAAGGATGGAGAATATTGGGTACGCACTGGCGCATCACTTACTGACTTTACGGTTCAATACAATGCTACTCTTACTGATCTAGGTAACATCGTTCGTATGCAGGGCTTTGGTCAAGCGTGGTTGAAGTCTAGTCCTAATCAGAAGATGGAGAATGTACAGATTGGTACGAATAAGATTCTACATCTTCCAACTGATCCTAATGGTGGAGCTGGTGCAGAGTTCGGTTATGCTAACGCTAATCCTGATTTGGCTGGTTCACTCGCTGTTATCGAAGGGCTTCTATCTAGCTTCCTTACATCTCGCGGTGTTGATCCTAAAGTAGTAAATACTAAGGGAGAGTCAGTTAAATATAACTCAGGTATCGATCGTTTACTTGCAATGGTGGAACAGTTTGAAGCTACTGAACAAGATACAGAAATCTTTGAAGATGCAGAAAATAAGATTCTTAAAATCGTTATCGCTTATCTAAATACTTACGGTGGTACACCCGTGCTTCCTAAATATCCTAAGATGAATCTACCGCTAGATGCTTATGTAGAAGTAGAATATTGCAAGCCTAACGCGATTCAATCTGATGCAGAGAAGCTTTCAAATATTCAAACACGTTTAGAGATGGGATTGATTAGCAAGGTAGAAGCGATTGCAAGAGATCGTGATATTGATGTTGATCAAGCTAAACCAATCGAACAAGAGATCGCTAAGGATATAGCATTTGAAATTCCAAAGGAGATGCAAACCTAATTGGAAGCACCTAAAGCTACACTTGAAAAAGTATCTCAAACTATCGACTTAAACGAGATCGTAGGCAGTGATATTTCTAAAGATGAGAAGCTAGTAACTAAGATTGGTCAATCAATCATAGATTACATAGGTCAAAGAGTTGAGGATGGTCTAGGATATGGTAGGAAGAAACTAAAGTCTCCTTACTCTAAAGCATACGCATCATCGTTAGACTTCACAGCAGCAGGGAAATCAAAGAACCATGTCAACATGAGACTATCTGGAGATATGTTGGCTGCTATTGATATTACAGAAACCAATGGAGCTAAGGTAACTATTGCTATTGAAGGTGATCAAGCTCCTAAAGCATTCAATCATCAAACTGGAGATACACTACCTAAGCGTGAGTTCTTTGGAGTTACCAAGGACGAGGTTAAGAAATATATTCTAGAAGAATTTAAAGATGAGATTCAAGCTAAGAAGGTTACGAGTGCAGCAGAAATAAACGCATTAACAAATAAAATTAGAGAAATTAAAACTATTGCAGATTTATTCGGTGGTCAATCTCCTACATTAACTGACTTTAAATTTTTAAAAAGGTAGTTATGAAATTAAAATTTAGTAAAATATCTATTGATTCTGCCCAGGAATATACTAGAGCCAAAGTAAAAAATTTATTTAAAGACCCTCAAATGTTAGGAGAGATTGGGGACTTAATGATAAGAGATATTAAGTACCAAGTTAGACGAGGTATAAGCCCAAAAACAAATCAACCATTTAAACCATTATCAACAAACAGACACCCATTTCTATATGGAATATATGGAAGATTAGATAGAAGCGTTGCGAAAGGTAAAAAAGCAAAAAATAATCTTATAAATTTAAGAAACACTCAACAAACTGAAGGTTATAATTATCCAGAAATTAGAAAATATATATCTCAATCAACAAAAACCCACGCTGCGTTTTCTCCAAATAGATCAAATCTGACAATTACTGGTCAACTTTTAGAGGCAATGACAAGAGCTATATCATCTACAGGTAAGTTAACGATTAAATTTATTGATTCTATTCATAGACCATACAAAATCAAAACACCAAAAGGATTAAAAGATGTTGGAAAGACTATAGGAAATGATGAACTTGCTGAATATGTTAACGCATCTAGACCATTTTTTTGGGTGAGAGATTCTTTATTACCTCAGCTAAAAAAGATTGTTTTAAAACATATACGCCGTAAGCTGTAAATAATAACACTTGAACAATCTA